CCACGCGGGTAGAACCACCATATCTCACCAAACCGAGGAACCTTAGTTGCCCAGACTTTTTGACGCTGTGCATAGTTCAGGTTGTCAAAAAAGTAGTTCTGATTCAGGTCGTTTGGGATTTCCTTCACTACACCGTTGTACAGCAGGAATCGATCCACGCCACACCAGTAGTACACGCCGTCGTACTCAATCGCCGATTGACTGGACAGAATGGACGACTGGCTTGAGACGATGTCGTATCGCCAATACTGCGTCGGAGTCCCCTGACCACCGATGTAGCTCACCTTGACAAGACTATCCAGGCTCCAAAACAAACCACTAGGAGAGTTAGAGCCACCTCGAACCGGAAGCCCCTGAACGAACTTTCCTGTAGCCACGTTAACTTCGTTGGCATCCGCGGACACCCAGTCCTGTGCATTCCCCGCAGAGCAGTTCCTGATCAAGCCATTGTTCCCGTAGACAAACACATACGGGTGCAGAGTCACAACCCCACCAGACACCGCAACATTGTTGTTGAACGTCAGAGTTACAGAACCCGATGCGGAGGCATTGTTGGATAGCGTGACAGTCGTAGTGGAGACAGAAACAACAGTTGTGTTATCAGGTATGCCAGTTCCAGTAACAGCCTGACCCGCACCGATCAACAGATTGGTTGCCGCTAGAGTCACTGTAGGCAAACCACTTGTTGTAGTTGCAGTGTCAGTAAACACACCAATCTGAGACATCGTAGTCCCGTTGATGTTGCCAATCAGAACTGGCGTATTTACCGTCGCATCTGTTGCGACCAAGTTCCTCCCAGGATGCGCCACCAACGAAGCATTCCCAGAACCGTCTACATCATAAAAGCCGTCAAACTGCCAGAGGTTAAGCGCACTTGCGGTGAAGTTACTCAGCGTGAAATCTGAAACACCAGCGCCAACACCATTGTCATCGATGACAAGCTGTTGCAAGCCGTCACTGTAGCCGCTAAAAATGTAGTTGAAGCTGTCCTGCGCATTGACCCAAATGCCTCTGGACGGCCCACTCAGTTGATTAGAGATAACTCTGTATCCTGCTATCTTTCGAGGTCTTCCGCGCTGAAAACGAACCCAACGCCCATCGCTATAGAACTGCTTGTCAAAGATAGTTCCATCCCTCTGGATGCCAGACTTCGTATCAAGGGCGAAGACTTTTGCGGTCATCAGAACGTACCGCCTTCAACACCACCAGTGAACGTACCCGTACCAGTGATGTTCAACCCTGTGGCTGTCAGGCCAAAGCGCTTCGTTGCAAGTATTGAAAACGCAATCTCACCCGATCCGGGGCGATACATGCCAGAAGAAGTTTCACTGGAGAAGTTCAACGGTGGAGCACCGACAGTTCCGTTCGCCAAAGAAATCGTTGAGGCGCCCGCGGCAATCGTAGATGCGTTGTACAGATTGACAGAATCACACAACAAAATGACCTGTTGACCAGCAGGAACAGAAGCCGAACCAGATCCAGCTACTCCAGTGGTGAACGTGATGTCGTACCCAGCGCCCGTGCCGTCTGTCTGATTCGTGATGTAGTAAACCTGAATGGTCTGCGGCAGATTGATCTGTACGTTGCCAGACAACGTACCGGTGTACTTCTGAATGACGTTTGATGCCTCAGAAGAAGACAGCGTGTACGTTCCAGATGTAACAGCCTTGGTCAACTGACTAAAGTTGAACAGAGTGCTTCTGCCAAGACCCACGGTAAAAAACGCAGTTCCTGAACAAGCAATCAAACAGGAGTCTGCAGGCTGCAGATCAATCGCTGCTGCGCCGTTGATCAAATCTCCACCAGAAGGTGCAATCGCCAACGATCCAGTTCCGCCGTTACGGACCAAGAAATACCAGTCATCACCAAGAGTAGTCGATGACGTAAGTGTCAAAGTACCCGCACCAGCAGTCCAGACATATGTACTGGCTCTATCTGACGCAACAGCCGTGTAGTTTGATCCAAAAGTATTGACCGGGGAAGCAGAATTCAGCGTGTTGCTGATTGCTTTGAGACCATACCCCGCAAGCGTCGCGGCATCAGCATTCGACGTTCCTACACCAAACGCAATGATCCCCCACGTTCCGGCCGTGGTGGCATTTGTCTTGATGTAGATGTACTTTGCTTCGCTGGCGGCAATAGAAACAATAGTGTTGCCAGCGTAGTCCGTAACAACAAAGGTGTTTGCACCGATGTTACGAATCAGGGCATCTTGACCAACAGAAGCCTGATTGGCAGGCGGCATAGCCAGTTGCAGCGACCCAGCAGTCGCCGTAACGTCCATGATCCGCGCAGCATAGTTATCTGTCGCGTTACCGTTGATTGGCCACGAAAGGGTCGTATTGGCCGACAGAGTGATGCTGCGATACGAGACATCCGTTGGCTGGATGACGTTCCCAGTGAATGGACTATTGAAGCTCATCAGGAATCCTTCGCAACCGCTTGCCTGTCGCCAATCCTGAGCGTGTCTTCGGTCTTCAGGACATTGACGATTTGATCATATTGTGCCTGCCACATGCCCATTCTTTCGTCATTCTTGAGGAACGGCATGGCCTGCAAAAGAGATCCATACAGAAGGGCCTGTGGAGCGTACTGCGTGAACCAATTTGACTGATTTGAGGAGTCTAGAGGAGCTAGGCGCTCGTAGTACAAGACCTCATACGAATAGTCATCCGCAGGAGTTGGAGCTACCAACCAATGCGTGTAGTCGTAGTCGCAGTAATACTTTGGAACATCTTCCTGTGCGGGATCAGGCCAATACTCACGCAAATACTCGTACTTGCGAAGCAGGACAGGTTGTCTTTGGCCGCTGACCGTCACGTTCATTGAGACAGTCTTTCTCCACCGCGCAGGCTTATCAATGGTGGCCTGCCCCTCAACCATGTTCGAGGTTGCAACCGTCAGGTTCCCCAAGAACTTCAGGTCGGCCGCCAAGACTTGCTCGGCCAGCATGATGAAGGTCGGAATTTTGTCAATCGTGGCTTGGTCTGTGCGCTCTAGATATGTCTCAATGTCAGCAGCCAAGCTGGAATACGTCATTACTGCTGCGACTGGCATATCACCACACCTTTTTCTTGATTGACTCAGGCTGAGACACGAACTGCTTGCCCTGTTTCATCCCTTCTCTTTTTGCCCGAGAAGTGGCCCCGTATTCAGCAGGAGTCAGCTTTTCAATCTTGGCTTTAGGCAAATATCTCTCACCCGTAGCCTCTGAGCCTTGAGTAGAGGGCTTACCAGACTTGGTGCCCCACTCCTCTTTAGTCCACTTGCTGAGTGAATTATCGGCCTTCTTTGGGCCTTTGTAACCGCCTCCAGAAGCCTTGTACTTCTGGGTGGCTAGTTGAGCCTTACGAGCGCTCCACTGCCCCGAAGAGCCGCCTTTATCGGAGGCCTTGACAGAAGCAACGATGCGCTTCCATTTGCTGGGATCAGACTTGACAGCAGTGCTCATAGTTGCCCCAGCAGTGCCGACTCGGCGGCTCTACGCTTGACCAGACCGGGCAGTACACGCCCGCCACCGCGCACCCACAGGGCCAACTGCTCCTTGGCACCTTCCCAGTCCTGCTCGTCAATCTTGCGCCGCAGGGTGCTGCCGCGATACCGGGCCACGCCAAGATTGTAAGCAAAGTCGGCCATAGCACCAAGGGCTTTGGGGTAAGCAATCAAGCTCGGCGAAGCCTTCAAAACCCCCGCCATATAGTTTGTTTGCAGCTCAGACAGCAACCACTCATCCGCAATCTCCTTAGTGATCTCGGGATGCTCCATCGTCACCTTGGTGCCGTCTGGCTTGAAGACGGTTCCATAGCCAATCGTTGGGTAGCCCGCTGGGCAGATGTACGGCTTTAGCCGCAGCCCTTCAAAGGGCCGACACAGAGTAGCAGCAATGTCTACCGCCTCACTTACTGGACCGCTCATACACCCGTCCGACAAACCAGAAGGAGATGATCATGTTGAAGACGGCGAGATCGTCTGCGCCCCACATCGTGACCAGCACCTCCTTCCAGTTGCCGTTTTGGTCTATGGCGATCAAGAAGGCAGCAATCTTCACAGAGGCATACAGGGCCAGGAAGGAGTAGGTGACCATCGGGCGCACCAGCGCTGAGATCGCAGAGACAAACCACCCGGCATTCTTGGCGGTCTCGGACTGCTCCTTGAACGCCTGGGCCATCGTGTCCATCTCGGCCATCGTCATCTGCGCTTCGACCTGCCGCATGGCGATCT